TGCGTGGTATGCACCTTTATGGTCGTAAGATTTTGCGCCCCGAAGGTATTGTCACTGCTAAATACAACGCCGCTTAAGGAGAACATAAATGGCAACTATTACCACTCTCTCTAACTCTGTCGGCGCAGCTACACAGCCTAGCCGTAGCATTCGTAACATGCCTTATATGGTGGAAAACACCGTTAGCTGGTCTGCTGCTGCAACAGCAAAAGGCGGCGTTCTTGCTGCTGCTGATGTGATCGAAGCTTTGCAAATTCCCGCACAATCCATTGTGTTGGCTGCTGGCTTTGAAGTAATTACCGCTGCCACTGGTAGCTGTACAGTTAGCTTAGGCGTTACTGGTGTCACCGCTGCTGCTTATGTTTCAGCTTTTGCTGTAACTAGCTCAGCCACTGCTGGTACTTATGCAACTCCTGCTACCGCTGGTTACCCTATCGTTACTGCTGCTGCTGATACATTGGACTTGTTGTTGGTTACTGAGACTACAACCCTCAGTGCTGGCTCTGTCCGTGTGTTTGCTTTGATTGTTGACGCATCAGACCGTGTTGGCCCTGCTTCTGTAGATCGTGAACAGTTGGCTTAATAGCTAACTAAACCGAGGGGCAGCTTCCAAAAGAGGTTGCCCCTTTTTTTGTTTATACATTATGTTATAATAGTGGTTTAGTGTGAAAGATAATAATGGCATATAATTTTCTTGATCTTGTAAACGAAGTGAATAGAAGACTGAATGAGGTTGAACTCACTTCTGCTAACTTTGCTTCAGCTACAGGATTTTATGCACATAACAAAGATGCTGTTAATGCTGCCGTTAGGGACATCAATCATGTTCATTATGAATGGCCTTTCAATCACGAAGTAAAAGAACAAACATTAACTGCTGGAACAATTAGATATGCTTTCCCAGCAGATGCAAATACAATTGATTTTGATTCTTTTCGTATTAAAGAAAATACTGGTTTTGGAACTAAGACTCAGAAGCTCACTTTAATTTCTTATGAAGATTATTTAAATGGGTTTGTTGATCAAGAGTACACAACAGAAACTAATAAAAGAAAAATACCAGAATATGTGTTTCATGCACCAAGTTTAGAACTAGGTGTTGTGAACGCACCAGATCAAGCATATACTTTAGTATATGAATACTATCAAGTACCTACCGACTTAGCCACTTATTCAGATGTACCTACAGTACCTGAAAGATTTAGACATGTGATTATTGATGGTGCTATGTTATATGCTTACTTGTTTAGAAGTAACGAACAAGCAGCAACTTTAGCTAAGAGTAAGTTTGATGAGGGCGTTAAGCGCATGCGTACTATGTTAGTTAATAGATATGTCAATATGCGTTCTGGAATGATTACACCAACCAAAGCTACAGCCTTTGGTGATAGGGTTAAGTAATGGCTGACGCTTGGCAAACATATGCTTTTGAGTTTAAAGGGGGACTTGTTTCTAACCTGTCTCCTTTACAGCAAGGTATTAATGCCCCGGGTAGTGCTCGTTTATTAAAAAACTTTGAGCCTTCTACTGATGGTGGTTATAGAAGGATAGAAGGTTTTGATAAATATGACAGTGCTTTTGTCCCTGCTTATGGCTTACCTAAAGTGCATGGTAGTGGTCAAACAGGAACAACGCTTGTATTAGGAAACATCTACACTGCCCCTGTTGCTGGAGACACATTTACCATTGCTGGTGTCACAGGGACATATACAGTGGCTAGTGCTGGTGTTTCTTTTGATAGTACAAATAAGAGAGTGACGTTGACACTTACAGCTTCTATGGCTAGTAGTCCTGCTGATAAAGCTGCTGTAACTTTTACTTCCCATACAGGCATTATGAAAGGTGTAGCAGCGTGGGAAGACACTATCATTGCTTGTAGAAACAATGACATTTATAAATCTACAGGTAGTGGTTGGACAAAGATTAATATTCCTTCTTACGGCACAGTGTTAGTTAACGGTGCCGGTCAGACAGGAAGTAGCTTAGTAGTGGATGGTTTGACAGATGTTCCTAAGGCGGGAGACACATTCACTCTTGCTGGTGTAGAGAAAATATACACTGTCACAGCAGATGCCACTGTCACTAGTGGCGGTGCTACATTAGCCATCAACCCTGCTTTAGCTAGTAGTCCTGCTGATAATGCAGCCATCACTTGGCTAACGGCTAAGTATAGTGATGGCGTTAAAGTAAGAACTTCTAAATATAGAATAAATAGCACTAACAAGATTGTTGGTGTTGACGGTGTTAACTATCCCTTTATATGGAACAATACTACATTTGCTTTTATTGACAACAACACTGACTTAGTAGGTTCTGATTTTGTTGTGTTTCATAAAAACCAACTGTTCTTTGCAAACGATGATAAGCTTATTTTTTCTTCTCCTTTTACAGACACTGACTTTACAGCAGCCAATGGAGCAGGGGTTATAAACATTGGAGCCACTATAACAGGCATCATTGTTTTTAGAGAAGCCTTAATCATTTTCACTGAAAGAAGTATTAGTCAGCTTGTTGGAAACACTTCAACAGATTTCAATCTTCAATCAATTACAAGGAACGTAGGCTGTGTGGCTACAGACACCATACAAGAGGTGGGTGGAGACATTATGTTCTTAGGCCCTGAAGGTTTAAGACTACTTAGTGCAACAGACAGAACTGGAGACTTCAACTTAGGAGTGGTGTCTAAACCCATCCAAGCAGAAGCCACTGCTCTTATTTCTTCTAGCAGTAGTTTTGCTAGTGTCATTATTAAACAAAAGTCTCAGTATAGACTTTTAGGGTATAGTGCTTTAGTTACAGCTGAAAGTGCCAAAGGAATATTAGGAACACAAATGGCAGGGGACAACACCAGTGCCATTTCTTGGGCTGAGACATTGGGTATTAAAGCTTATGTAGCTGATAGTAATTATATTAATCAAACAGAAACTATTGTCTTTGCTCATTCTGATGGGTATGCCTATCAGATGGAAAGTGGGAATAGTTTTGATGGCACTAATATTATAGCTAGCTTTGCCACTCCTTTTGTTCCAATTAATGATCCGAGAGTTAGAAAGACTTTTTATAAGCTGTTTTTGTACACAGATCCGCAAGGCTCTGTAAATATGTCAGTTAATTTAAAACTTGACTTTGATGATTTTGGAAGCGTACAACCAGAAACTATTTCATTGTCCAATGCAAATAGTGCAAGTGTAGGGTTTTATGGAACTAGTACAGCTAAATATGGAACAACAAAATATGGAACAAAGCTGAAAAAGTTATTTGAAACACAGACAATTGGTTCTGGTTTTTCTGTTTCGTTGCAGTTTGTATCAGAGGGTACAAGCCCTCCTTTTTCACTAGACGCTGCCACGCTGGAATATTCCACGCATGACAGACGATAATGTGGTAAAACTGTTAGGCATTTGTTAAGGAAACAATATGGCAGGATATACAAGAGTAGATACTATTAATAACATTGCTGACGGTAATGTTATTAATGCTGCTGATTTAGATGGGGAGTTTGATGGTATTCAAACTGCCTTTAATTCTTCTACAGGCCATAATCATGATGGCACTTCTGGAGAGGGTGCTCCCATCCTTGCATTAGGCCCTGTCCAAGATGTAACAATTTCTGCGTCTGTGCTGGGTGTTAAGACTACAAACACTGTTGACTTAGGCACAAGCTCTTTAAAATTCAAAGACTTTTATCTAGCTGGTAATGCTTCTATTGGTGGCACACTTAGTGTCACTGGTATAGCTACATTAACAGCACAGCCCATTCTATCTTCTTTAACAGCCTCTCAAGCCGTATTCACTGATGCCTCTAAAGGGCTAGTGAGTAATGCCATTACAGGCACTGGCAATGTTGTGATGTCAACTAGTCCAACACTAGTAACACCAGTGTTAGGAACTCCCACTTCTGTAACTCTTACCAACGCCACTGGTCTTCCTGTTTCAACAGGCATTAGTGGATTGGGAACAGGCGTTGCAACTCTCTTAGCCACTCCTTCTTCAGCTAACTTAGCTGCCGCTGTAACAGACGAAACTGGTAGTGGTTCATTAGTATTTGCCACTAGCCCAACACTTGTCACTCCAGCTTTAGGCACACCATCGTCAGCCACTTTAACTAATGCAACAGGTCTTCCAGTATCTACAGGCATTAGCGGTTTAGGCACTGGTGTAGCCACCTTCTTAGCAACCCCTTCTTCTTCAAACTTAATTGCTGCTGTAACAGATGAAACAGGCACTGGCTCTTTAGTCTTTGCCACTAGTCCTAC